CCATGGTCCAAATCACCGTCAACAGCTCGCTGGACACCAGCACCATCTGATCTTGATCAGAGTAAAGGCCCTACCATTAGGTGGGGCCACCTTCTTTTTTCAGCTATGGCTGCCACGATCAACGCCACTCTCAGCAGCGCGTCAGCCAACAGCTACGTGACCCTGGCTGAAGCCAACACGTATTTTGAAACCGTCCCAAGCAGCACCAACTGGGACAACAAGACTGACGACAGCAAAAACCGTGCATTGATTTCAGCCACCCGCTGGATCGACACGTTGCAGTTTTATGGCGACCGCTGTGACACATCACAAGCGTTGAATTGGCCGCGCAACAATTACCACGTTGATCGAGTGGAGTTAGTTTGCACTGTCATCCCAAACGAGATTAAATACGCTACATACGAGTTAGCTAACGCATTAGCTAATGACACGGAGTCAATTACAGGGTCTACCGGCGATACGGGGTTATACAAATCCGTCAAGCTCGGTGAGATGGAAGTGGAGTACAACACTGCTAGCCAAGCTACGGGAACCGTCAATAATGTCTTTGATGTTTATCCTTGGCTCCAGTCTTACCTTGGCGCTTATTGCGCTGGCGGGAGCGGCAGCTACCAAATCCGTACCGTAAGAGGTTGATATGCCCGGAGCGTTAGACAAAGCTTTTCGAGCTGCAGCCAAGTCAATCGTTGAAGAGCTTGGCGACAGCCTTGATACGACTATTGATTACACGCGAAAGTTTGATGGGAAGTACGACGTCGCTAAGGGTACATTTACCCCATTTGATCGTCCTTATTTTGGCTTGAAATGCCCAGTCGAATTTATTCGATCTGAGGAAGATGAAGGTTTAGAGACGCGGCAAGCTCGCATTTATATTGCGCCTGAGCAAATTGGCGGCAATCAACCCACTATGCAGGATGAGATTGTTTTGAAATTTGCAGGCTCAGACGAAGCTGCTCAAATTACGAACATTGAAACTTATCGTGGCGGCCAAGAGTATCTTTATATCGTGAGGGTGCGATTCTGATGGCAAAGCGCGGCATCGGACAAATTGTGACTGACCTTGAGCAGCAACTCAACAGAGATTTTAATGCTTTGATTGGTCTTACTGTTGAAGGTTTGTCTTCTACCACAAGCCCTGTAGACACAGGATTTTTTGCGTCTAGCTGGAAGGCGTCTACTCAAAGACCACAAGCAAAAGATGAAAAAACTGAGCCTTGGTCAACTTACAAAAAAGGCTCAAATCAAGGCACAATTAAACCGCGTCATCCAATCCCTGAGTTTAACTATAAGAGGCAGCCGACTGTTTATGTAGGCAACACTGCTGTATATGCCTTGCAGGCGTTTGCTTCGCCCAAGTCAAATATCCCGCAATTTGTTCAAGGCGAAATGCGTGATTTAGTAAACAGCACGTTCCAGGAAAAAAGAGCAGGCAGGATTTTTGCCCAGACTGGCCAGCGTATGGTCGCACCTGTCGGCTATGAACAACTTGGTGGTTAAGCTATGACTCTTGTAAATGCTCGCGCTGCTTTTGAAAAGGCTGTAACTGACGCGGTTGTAGCGGCGGACAAAACCGTCCTAATGGTTTATGACAACGTTCGTTTTACTGCGCCTGGCAAAACTAAAAAATACGTTGTCATGAGCGTCAACTTCAACCGTTCAACGCTACAAAATCAAGGCGCTGCATCTGACTATTACAGCGGTGTAATCCAGTGCAACGTTTACGTTCCAAAATCAGGTGGAACGTCGGCGCTATCTGCAATTAGCGAATCTGTTATTGATGGCTTGACCTCAGTAAACGCTACTGGCTATGCAGATACGTTTAGTGTTTCTCCAAGGGTTATGGACGTTACCGGGCCAAGTCCTGTTGAGCTAGAGGACAAGGCGCATTTTCTAGGGATCATTTCTTGTCAATTTACTGCAGTCGTGTAGTATATTGATCGAAACGGTATTGATTTATGCGGGCCACCGAACTGCTTCGGAACAAGTTTGGCGTTAGCCAGCTTTACAAGTACGAGGTAAAAGAAGGCGACGAGGTGGTGCTTGAGGTGTTTTGGCACCCGCTTACTATTGATGAGCGCGAATCGATCCAGAAAAAAGTTGATGCTGGCGAAAGCAACGACTTTGCTTTAGGCCTGATGATTGAAAAAGCATTGGATGAGGATGGCAAGCGCCTCTTTCAAGATGGTGAACGGGCCGCACTTAGAAACGCTGTAGCTGCTTCTGTCCTCCAAGAGATTCAGCTTGCCATGCTGAACTCTGGAACGGAGCACAAAGTGGAGGAAGCGAAAGCAGACCTCAAAAGCAAGTAACGACTGGTATTTTATTTTCTTCTTGGCAAAGGAGCTGGGCATGACGGTTGCTCAGCTTTCGCGTGATTTGACGCAAGAAGAGCTGGTCGGCTGGGCTGCTTACTTCGAGCTGCATAACGAGCAGCAGGAGAAAGCGATCCAGAACGCTAAGGCAGGCAAAGGGGCGCGAACGATGGGTGGGCGGTAGACTGGAGCGCAAGGCTCTACGTGTTTCGCTGTGGCTAACTACAACGTAGATATTGCAGTCGCAGTAAAAGCTGCAGCTCTTAATACTTTTAATCAAAAACTAAAAACTACCCAGCAAAACATTGGCAATATAAATACTTTGCTGCGTGCTACCAGTAAGGCTACTGGCAGCTTTAATGATTTAAGCCAGTCGCTTGGGGCGGCGAATTTAAACTTAAATGCAGCTGTCCGGGGGACTAGGAGCTACAAGTTAGCTATTTTGCAGGCGGCAAGAGCAGAAAGAGAGTTAAACAGAGAGTTAAATGCAAGAAGTCGGATTCAAAGTCAGTTGACTAATTCTGGCTCAGGTTTTGCCGCTTTTAGTCAAAGAGCTGATCAGCTTTCTGGCAGACCATTACGCACGGAACCGCTTCGTGTGACGCGACAAAGGCGAAAAGGGCTTGGCCAGTATTCTTCCCCGATTGGCCCTTCGCCTCAAGTCTCGGGAGTTGCTTTGCCCCCGGATTTTAATCAAGAAATAGCAGCGGCTACTGCAGCCGCAAGAGGGGTTGAGGCTCTTGTCACTAAAGCGGCCCAAACACGCAAAAGTTTTGCTGAAGAAATTAACCAGCTTGAGTTAAAATTTAATAAAAAATTAGAAACAGAGGAGCTTAATTCGCGCCTTAAAAAGTTTAAATCTCAGAAAGAACTTAATAAGGAGGTTTTTGATGATATCATTGAGAAAGATAAAATATATGGAAGAGACTTTGATAGGCGCCTTAGAGATCGCACGGAGGCTCGCAAAAAGGCCAATCGTAAGGTCGCTGAAGATCAAAAAAGACTCGATAAAAAGGTTGCGGACGCTCGCAAAAAAGCTGAAAGCGCTCGCAAAAAAGGTGTTCAAAGCGCTTTGCTTGGCGTTGGTTTTCCGCTGCTATTTGGCGGTGGAGCGGGCTCAATTACTGGAGGCCTGCTAGGCAGCAAAGGTGGTTTTGGCGGTCAAATCCTTGGCAGTGCTATAGGCGCTCAGATAGATGCAGCAATTGAAAAAATAAAAGAAACCGCAAAAGCTGTATCTACCGTTGGCGGTTCGTTTGATTTTTTAACAGAAAATTCTTTATACAGTAATGAAGAGACGGAAAAGCTAGCAAGAAAACTTGAAGAGCTGGGCGAAGTAGAAAAATTGGCTGAATTAAACGCAGCAGAATTGGTTCATTTAATAGGCAACGATGGTGTTCAAAGTTTGCAAGATTTTAACAAAGCGTCAGGCGAGCTTGACTCTGAAATGGCAGAACTTAGCTTGGCTTTTGATTCGTTCATGGCTTATTACCTGAAACCGGTAGTAGATTTCCTTAACAAAACTGTGGGAGATATAAATACAGGAAGAAGATTTAGAGATTTGCAAGAAGAACTAAAAGGCACTGCCGCTGGCAAAGCACTTGATGAAAAGATAGAAGCTCTTAAAAAAGCTAATAAAAAAGAAGCTGCTAAGCAAGGTTTTAGTAAAACTACTGCCGACGGTTTAACTGTTCAACAAAAACGAGATCTAATACAGCAAACTCCACTTCCTGTAACGGTTAACATACCTGAAGGTGACGGGGACGGCGAAGACAAAGACAAACCAAAATCGACAGGCTCAAAAGCAGATCCAACAATTAACCTTAGAAGACGCCTTGGCGTCGTTAATTCTTTAATTGAAGCAGAGCAAAGAGTTAATGGATTAAGCAGCGAAGGCGCTGGCATTGTCCGCCGAAAATTAGCGCTTGAAAGACGTATTGCTCAAATACGTGAAACTGCAAAAGCGGAACGTCAGCGATTAACAGACCTTGAGGACATTTCTTTAAGCAAGGTTATTGAAACAAACTCAGAAAAGCTTGCAACACTTCAGTTTGAGCGAGAAATTACTGTCGCTACAGAGCGTGCCGCTAAAGCAAGTGAGAGAACACTTGAGCCTGTTCAGAGAACATTAGACAGGTTAAAAGACCGTAACGCATTTGAGCGGGAATACGGAGAGCTGATTATGAGCGGCTCTACAACTGCTGCAGCACAGCAAGTTATTGAAGCTAAAAAGCAAGTAAAAGAAATTGAAGAACTTGTAGAAAAACAGCTCCGCTCGAATGAAATACAGATTAACATTTTAAGGACTATTGTCGCTCAGACTGTTGGCACTGACGCTCACGCAGCCGCGCAAGAAGCACTAAACGACGCTTTGGAGCGCGAAAACGAAATTAGGGAAAAAGGCAAGAAAGCGAAGGGTGAGGTTGAAGGCGAAAAAACTCCTGCAGAAAACATAAAAGAAGAAATTGAGCGAATCCAAGGCGTTCTTAATGATCTTATTGACCCTGCAAATCAAGTTATTGCTGTGGCAAGCGCAGTTGGAGATGCGTTTAGCGAATCGTTTAAAGGAATAATTACAGGCAGCATGTCCGCCCGAGAAGCGTTGGCCAATCTATTCCAACGCACAGCAGATCATTTCTTAGATATGGCCGCACAAATAATTGCGGCTCAAATAAAAATGCAAATTTTGAAAATTGGCTTGACCTTTTTTGGCGGGATGGGCAGCAGCGGTCCTAAAGCGCTACCTGGGTCAGCTCCTCAGATGACGCAAAATGCGATTGTTACACCAACTGGTTTTAGTGGACAGTTTGGAGGGATGGCAGCGCTGGGAGGTTCAGTCACCAAGGGCAACAGTTACATTGTTGGAGAGCGTGGGCCTGAGTTGTTCGTCCCAGGCGCTCAAGGCAACATTGTCCCAAACAATGCGATGGGAGGCGTAAATGTCGGTACGATCAACATATCTGTCGAAAACAC